CGCGGTGCCGTCGGCGCTCGTTACCGAGTCGTCGAGGACGAGCGCTGCGGTCTCAGAGGTCGCCACGGCGGGAATGTCGGCGCGGGCGTGAGATTCGGGCGGTCAGAGCTTCTGTCCCTTGCTCACGCCGACGCCCAAGTTCGTGTTCCGCAGGCGGTAGTACTCGGCGAGCCGCGAGTTGTAGTCCCCGTAGGTGGGCTCGTCATTCCAAAACGAGCCAGCGGAGACAACCTGGCCGCCGCCGGCCGCGCCCGCCTCGAGCGCAGCGATGACCGGGTTCGTCCCGTCGGCGAGGCTGGCGAGCCCGAGCGCCCAGACCGCGTCCGCCTCCACCATGATCGCGGCGACCTCGGGGCTGCGATCCCCGAGCGCATGGAGCGCACGCGACGCGGCGCCGTACGCGACGAGGTCGAGCAGGCTCGACGACGCCTCGGCGGTCAGCGACTCCGGGTCGAACCCGTGGGCGCGGATCGCCTCGTCGACCTGGTTTCCGCACTCAACGAGGAACGCCTCGATGTCTGCGCTGTCAGGCCGGGCATCCGCGACGGAGAACGCACCGCCAACGCGACCGCAACGGGCAAGGACATCGTCGAGCGCTGCGTAGGCGGCCACGGCCGCGAGCTCTACTTCGCCGGGTCGGCGGGCGGGTCAGCGTCGGCCGCGTCGTCGGCGGCCTTCTTCGCGTCGGAAGCCTTGCCGAGCGCCTTGGGAACCATCGTCTGCGAGCGGTCCCACTCGGCACCCGAAACGGTGATCTCGTCGCCGTGCGCGGCCTCGTGCCGCGGCGTCGACGGGTCGTTGCACGTCTCATGCCACGCATACGAGGTTGCGAGGACGACTGCCTTGACCTCGCCGCCGGTCGGCTTCGCAGCATCAGCCATCAGACACCCGTCAGGAGGACGACTGCGCCCGGGTCGGTGATCGCTGTGCCGGGCCAGATGCCGCCCGCGATGATCTTGTCCTTCGGCCTGTCCTCGTCGTAGACCTTGACCGAGATCGGCGCGAAGCCGCCGCCCGGGTCGTAGGACTGGAACCCCTCGGCCGGGTCGGGCATCTCGTAGGCGATCGTGCCCGCCACCGTCGGGTCAAGCAGAAGCGCCTGGTTGGCGGCGATCGACGTTGTGAACGCGATCTCGCCGAGCCCCGCGAACGGAAGCATCGTGCCGGTGCGCACCTGGGTGTCCGATGCCTCACGCGGAAGCGCCGCACGGAGAACGGTGTTCTTCAGCAGGTCGTCGCGGCGGGCGATGTTCAGGACGAGGACGGCGCCGAAGAAGCCGGAGTAGCCGTTGTTCTTCGACTCGATGACCTCCTGCGCCAACGTGACGTCGGCGATGATGTCGGTGCCCGGGACCGTCCAGGCAGCCGACGCAGGCTGCGTCGTGATGCCCGGGTCGGCGAGCAGCAGCGCGATCGAGGCACCGTCGACGAAGCGGACGATGTTGTTCGCGAGCTTCCTTTCGGCGCGGGTGAACTGGTCGATCGCGTTGCGGCGGATCGCGAGGTTCGAGAGCGGCACCTCGAGGCCGTACTGCTTGACGGCCGCGGTGCGGAGCGCTTCGCTCCAGCCCGCGCGGGGCCAGTCGCCGCGGACGGCGATCTCCTCGACGTCACCCGGGACGGCGTCGAGGAAGATGCTCTCGGAAAGCTGGTATTGCATCGCGCCGCCCGCGACCTGGTCGGCGGAGCCGCGCACGAAAAGCTTCGGCGTGATCAGCCGTTGGTAGACCATGTTCGCGAGGTCACGCGAGATCCGTGTCGGCTGCTTCAGAAGCGCCTGAACGGTGATCGCGGGGGATGACTGCGGGTAGGTAGGCATCTCAGCCGCCGATCCGGATCAGGACGGGGCCGTCCGCTGCGTTGTTGATCGCCTGCAACGCGACGCCGATGACTGTGCGGGCGTCCGGTGCGGCACCAGAGGGGCCGACGGCGCCGTTCGCGAGCGGGACGAGCTGGTCGCCCGCGGCGATAGCAGCGCCGGCGCGGAGGTTCCAGACGCCGCCGGTTGCGACGGCGATCTTGTTGCCGGTCGCTGCGACGCCGTCGCAGTCCTGGCAGGCGACGCCGATCACCTTGAACGAGCCGGCTGCGGCGGGGCCGACGGAACGATCACCCGTGAACTCAACGAGACGGCCTGCGACGACGGCCACCGAGGCGGTCATCGTCAGCCGCGGCGCACCCGTGCCGAACCGCTCGCTGACGCCGCCGGGGCCGACAGCCATCAGAGAACCTGCCCAGCCGGGATGCCGAGCCGTGCGGCCGTCTCGGCCTCGTACTGCTTGTTCTCCGCTTCGAGCTCTTCGGCGGTGACGTCGGAGTCGGCGCCGTACTCACGCGCAAGGGTTTCGTCGGGGCGGCGGTTCGCGTAGAACGCGCGCGCCAGCTCCGGGTCGGTCTCGTAGAACTTCTCGATGTGCTCGCGCTGGCCGGGCTCGTCCTTGCCCTCGCGGAGCACCGCGTCGACGAAGTGATCGCGGTCTTTCGTAGCGAGCTGCGCTTCGAGCTTGCGTGCGCGCTCGTCGGCCTCGTTGATCCGCGTCTCGAACTGGCGGAACCGCTCGTCGGCCTCGAGCTCGACCTTCGGCTCGGTCTTCGGAGGCCCGTCGACCTTCGGCTCCTCGACGGCGACGCCCGCAGCGGCGAGCATCTCGTCGGTCACCTTCGCCGGGTCGTCGAGCGGCGTGCCGGCGAGCGCCTCGTACTGCTTCACGAACGCTAGGCGCTGGGCATCGGTGTACTTGGTCTCCGGCATCCTGCGGCGAATGTCGGCGCGGCCGGTGAAACTTGATACGCGAGCCGACTCCATTTCGCGGGCGGCTTCGACCCAGCCCTGCTCGACGGGAATCCAGTCGGCGAACGCCGCGACGGTGATCGTGTCGTCCGCGGCCCGCGAGAACGGGACAACCCAGCCGTCGTTCCCGTCTGAGTAGTCCGAGACGAGCGCCTTGTCTCCGCTCACTGCGATGTCGGAGACCCAGAACCGTGGGGTGCCGCCCGTGTAGGGGCCGTTGACCGCTTCCGAGACGTCGTCGCGGAGATCGCTGAACCCCGCTTCGGGCTCCCATACGACCGTGCCGAGGGCGTTCTTTCGCGTCTTCGCCGCGTCGGCCTTCGCCTTGCCCATCGCCGTCGCCATCCCGGCGTCGGTGCCGTCGTGGACGTGGCAGAGGTCGCCGCCCGAGAAGCCGGAGACGCCTTTCATCGAGCACTTCGTGACGCCGTCGGGCATCGTCGCGTCGGCGGCGTAGACGACGAAGACGCGCGCGTCGGGCTTGTCGAGACCTGCGCTCTCGTACAGCGCGACGACGTCGTCGAGTGTCTGGACGGCGGGCATCTTCCCGCCGAGCCACGCGAGGCCGGTCACGGCCCAGTCGTGCACCTTGCCGGTCTTCTGGTCGGTGACGCGCGAGAGTTCGGCGGAGCGGGTGCGGTAGGCGCCCGACTCGATCAGTTGCGCCGTCCGTGCAGGAACGGCCTTCGCGTCGGCGAAGAGCTTCGTGCCGTCGTCGGAGACGCGGAACGTGGAGCCGTCGAGCCAGCCGACGGCGGGCAGCTCGCCTTCCTTGATGCCCGCGAGGATCTGCTCGGTCGAGTGGCCGATCTTGCCGGCGGCCTTGACCTGGTCGACGAGCTCGCGGTTCGCGGCGGCGATCCCTTCGAGCTGCGCGGTCGTCCAGAAATCCCCTTCGGGCGGGGAGCCGACGCCGTGCACGGGGCCGCCGGTTGCGAGGATTTCGACTCCGGGGAGGTCAACGGTTTCGAGCGGCTCAGGCAACGGAGCGAATGTCGGCGCGAGTTGCCGCGACAACACGAAGGCCGCCCCCGCTTCAGCATGGGACGGCCCGCGTGGTGCACAGCGCACCCGAATGTCGGCGGCTACAGGAAAGTCTCGAGCGGCTCGACGCGGAACTGCAGCAGCCCGCTACCTCGCCACGCCTCGATCGTCCGGCCCGCCTCCTGGCTCGCCGCGGTCAAGTCGGCCGGGATCACGTCACAGCGCCACGAGACGCCGAGGTCGTTCGCCAGCTCGACGCCGGGACCGAACCCTCCGACGGGCGTCAGCACCTCGACGATGCAGCGGATCAGCCCGAGCGTCTCCTCGTACAGCGCGGGCACGTCGCCGGTCTGGCCCTGCGCCCAGACCGCGACGTTGATTCGCAGATCATGGTCTGCCGTCTCGCGCCTGATCGTGAAGTTGCCCAGGTCGCCCGAAACGCCGGCGCACTCGACGATCGGGTGCGCGACCGACGAGAGCAGCGGCAGCGCACCGAACACGTAGGTCTGCGGGGCCGTCAGGACGACGTCGTTCTCCGGCTGCGCGTTGAACGCGGCGACCTGGTCCGGCAGCCCGGCCTCGAGCGTCGCGAGCGCAGCCCGCACGAGCGGCGCGACGAACGTGAGCGACGGCTGGGCCATCAGATCCGCCCGAGCAGGTCGCGAATGTAAACCTCGGCGACCGCGTTGAGCTCGGCTTGCGCTTCGGCACCTAGTAGCGACCCGAACACGAGCGGCCTGGCGGGCATCCTGCTCGTGCCGTCCTGGTGGAACCCGAGGTAGTCGGACTCGATCGAGAGCGTCAGCGTGTGCGGCGTGACGAACCGCGTCGGCCGGGACGCGGCCTGCTTGAGCGCCCCGGTGCGCTGGAGGATGCCTTTGCCGGGGAAGTTGTCGCGTTTCCAGGCTTCGTAGGCGGGTGAGAGCGGCGCCCACGGGCTGCCTCCGAACTCGCCTTCGCTCTCGAACTGCCGACGCCACCAGCCCGTCGCGACGGGGACGAGCAGCGGCCAGAACGAGCGCAGGTCGGTCAGGAAGACCGCGAGCTTGCGGATGCGCTCCTCGGCCCCGGCGTCGTCTACGCGAACCTCGTCCACGGCGGGAATGTCGGCTTGAGAGGCGGCGAGCTAGGCGAGCACGGTGTCGGCCGGAACGTCGCCGCGGATGATCGTCAGCGCCTCACGCGCAGCGTCGCCGTCGAGGTTCGACCGTTCGGCGATCAGAGCGACGAGCTGCGCGTCGGTCAGGGTCGCGAGTTCGTGCGGAGTGACGATCTCAGACATGGGTCTAATTCTACTCCTGCAAGAGCCCGGCCGCTCGCAGGACGCCCTCGATCGCGTCCGAGATCGCCGTGAAATCGTGCGCCTGCCACGTTTCCGGGTAGAAGCGCCACCCGGGCACGTGGCCGAGCTCGGCGACCTTCGTCGCTTCCGCTTCGACCATTTCCCGCATCTGCGCACGAAGGGTGCCGAGCTCATGGCGCTCAGCGGCCCATTGTGCGAAGGAGCGCGCCCAGAGTTCGTTACGGCTAAGCATGTAGCGCCCAAGCCGGTCGCTGCTCTGCTTCGCGAGTGCCTGATACGTCTCGGACGCCTGCCAAGCCTCGTCGAGCACGCGGAGCGCGTCGCCGACCGCGCCCTCGACCGCACTGATGTTGCTCGTCGCCATCCCCCCGGTCTTGCCGAGATAGGAGAGGTCGATCAGGTGGCCGTACTCGTGCGCGAACGTCACAGCCGCGTGCGCGTCCGACGAGATGTTGATCTCGAGCGGCACGCCGCTCACCCGGACGCCGCCGCGTTGCACCGTCCCGAATTTCAGGTGGCCGCGCGAGGTCGTGTTGCGTCGCATCGTGACCTTCACGCCGTCAGCGAGCACGTTCGCGCGATCGGGCAGATGGACGAGTTGCGTGATGTCAGCAAGCGCGCCCTCGATCTTCTGCGAGCGGTCGACGAGCGTGCCGCGAGTGGCGCCCTTGAACGAAAGGATGTCGCCGGCTGCGAGTGACGGTTCGGCGAGCGGCTCGACGAGTAGCGGAATCTCAGGCGTAGCGGTCGGCGCCGCGGACGCCCCGAGCGGGACCGCTCGGCACCGGCACCTGTCGCCCCCGTCACACTGCGGATTCGGGCCACCGTTTGGGAGGTCGTCTTGCACGTCGGCCCACGACGCATATTCGGTGCCGTCGGCGGATTCACAGACGGGACAGGTGCCGCCATCGAGAACCGATGAGTAGCTCCATCCGCCCACGAGGTCAGAGTTCTCCTCGAACGTAGCCCCGAGGCCGTTGAACAACGCAGTCGACACGACGCCGGCCGCTATCGAACGCGCGCCCATGACTTCGACGAGCGCCTTCGCCATCGCGTCGCCGATCGCACCCTCGTGAGATGTCTGCAACGCCACGGCCAGGCGGTCCTTTTCGAGCTGAAGCCGGACGCTGAAGCCGTTGAGGCCTGACTGGATCTTCGCGCCAACATCGCCGAGCGCCGGATGCAGCGGCTCGACTCCTTCGAGCGCGCGCGCCGGCAGGTATCCGGCCCGTTCGAGCTCCGCCCGCGCCTCCGCACGGCCGAGCGAGTAGAGCGCGTCGAGCGGTTTGAGGATGCCCCTGGTTGTTTCGAGCCGGATCGGATGGCCGGTGCGGATCGCCGAGCGGACGGCGCGGGCCTGCTCGCGGACGATCGCTCGGTGGCAGGCGTCCTTCGCGTCGTCCAATGCGCGGGTGAGCGCGAACACGTCGACCACCCGCTCATGCAGCCGAAGCGGCCGGCCGATCGTGCGCTCGACAAGGGGGCGTGTGGCGGCCAGGTAGCCGGCGTCTCGCGTCGCGGTCACGCGGCAGGTACGGCGGGCAGGTTCGTCTTGCCGTTGCCGAGCGAGCCTTCCTGCGGGACGACGTTGCGGCTCACGCCCACCTCGGCAGGCAGCGAGTTCACGACCGCAGCCAGCGTCGCCGCATCCAGCCCGGCGCCGCGCAACGCCGCGTCCAACGCCTCCGCCGTGATCCCCGCCTTGTCGGCCACCTCCGGGAGCTGCGCGAACCCGAGCTCCTCCCGCACGTCGTTCTGCACGTCGCGGTCCGAGAGGGTGAAGCCGGCCGCGTCGAGGAGCGAGATCGCCTGCGCGGTCACGATCAGCGCGCGCGCTTTCAGCTTCGACACGGTGAGCTGCGGGCAGCGCAGGTCGGCCGCCTCGACACCGAAGTTGACCTCGACGAACCGGCGGATCACCTGCCGTGCCCGCTCACGGCGGACGTAGTCGGCCAGCTCGGAGATGGCGAGGAAGTACGGGTCGATCTGCGTCTCCGCCGTCGCCCGGGCGCCTGTGTCACCGAAGCCCTGCCGGGCGAACTGCAGCATCCCCGCCTCGTAGATCGCCGACGTGTACTCGCGCAGCAACGGGACAGGGTCGGCCAATGTGCCGGAGCCGTTCAGAAGCTCGATCCCCCAGCCGGAGTCGTGGTCGCCGTTCGCGATCATCGGCCCGTCGGTCGGCAAATGGACGTACGCCCGTTCGTGGGAGCGGACGTCGCGGCCGATCTCCTTCGCCTTCTCCTCCGCGTCGGCGTTGTCGGGATGCCAGACGACCGGCAGGCCCATCGAGAAGCGGTCCCAGCCGATCCCCGCCGCGATCATCAAAGCCTTCTTCAGCGTCCACGCGCCCCAGCACGGCCGCAACGGGGAGACGCCGTCCCAGCGGTTGTCCTCCCGCTCGAAGACCATGTAGGAGACCTTGTCGCCCGGGATCGGCTGCGCACCCGGGCTGTAGGCCTGCTCGACCTTCACGAGCTTGCCGCGGCTGTGCTCGACGTTCGTGATCGTCCTCGCCGGCCTCAGCGCGACGCGGTCCAACGTGCGGATCACGTGCGGGTCGCCGTCCGCGTCGAGCCAGGTGCGCAGCTCGGTCGGGAGGCACCAGACGAGCTCCTCGATGCACGGGCCCATCGTCAGAAGCTGCTTCAGGGCCTGCCCGGTCAGCTCCTTCCAGGACAGGTCGAGCCACGAGTCGTCGTTCTGCTCGATCCCGAACTGCGCATTGACGGCGTCGCGGATCACCTTCGCCTCCGCGTCCGGCGAGCTGAGCGTGTCGGCCGTCTTCGCGTTGCAGCCCCAGACCGCGCCCTTCACCGGGAGCGACCAGAACATGAGCAGCGCCTTGATCGACGTCTCCGTCTTCGCCATCTCGCTGTAGACGTCGAACTTGGCCGAGCCGGTCAGTTCCGGGTTGACGTCGGGGCCGCCGCCACGGATGTGCGTGTACCACGACTCGCCGTCGACGCCGGCCTCGCCGGCGGAGGGGCCTTGCGGGTCGCCGCCGCTCGTGGCGGCGTAGGAGCGGGCGGTGTCGAACAGAGTCAGGCGGGCACGCATCGGCTACCCGTGAATGTCGGCGCTCAGAACGTTGACCCATACGACAACGGCCCGCGCTCAGCCCGCGCCGACCGTCGCCTGTGCGCCAGCGGGTCCGGCCTCGGCTCCTCCCGCTCCAGCGCCGCGCCGCCCTGCTCGTGCATCTCGCCCATCGGGGGATACCTGTCCACGCACCAGTACCGCAGAGCGGAGCAAGCGTGGTTGTGCGAATCATCCTTCGGCGTCGTCGCGCCGAGCCGGCGGTGCCCGGATATGTCCGTCGGCCAGGTGTTGTTCCGCAGGTGCGCGGCGAGCGCGTCGCACTTCACGCCGCAGATCCGCAAAGGCTTCGGCGTCCCGAGCAGGAGACGCTTCACGGCGTTGATCGACGGAACCACCGAGCGGGTCATCCGCGACGACGGGCGGCCGATCACGAAGCCGAGCCGCCGGTAGGCGATCACCCACGGACGCCCCGTCACGAGGTCGCGACTGTGCCCGGCCGGGTCGCCGATCGCAGGCCACCCCGTCGTGAACGTCGGCTCCGTCAGGTGCGGCGGGATGCCGAGCGCCCCGGCCGCGAACTCACGGATCGCCGCCGCGACCCGCTCCGGTGTCGCGGACGTGTCGAACAGGTCGCCCAACTCGACGATCCCGATGCAGCGCACCTCACCGGGCGCGTCCTGGATGAAGACCACGCTGGTTGCGTCGAGCCCGTAGTCCCAGGCCAGCTCGAGCGGCACGTTCGGCTCGTAGGGGATGCCCTGCTCGACGACGTGCACGGTCGACGAGAACTCCCGGTACACCCTCGCGGACAGGGCGCCTTCGCGGTCGATGTCGAGCTCGTTCGCGACCTGCTCCAGCGTCTTGCCGATCACCCGCCGGTCATACCAAGGCGACGTGAGCTTGCCGGGGAACCGGTGCGCGCGCGGCTCCCGCGCCGCCCATTCCACACCGGCCCGGTTGCCCGCGCAGAGCTCGCAGCCGTCGTCCTGGCCGGCGATGTGCAGGCCGCGCGAGTAGACCGGATGCGTCGACCAGTGCAGCCGCAGGTACGTCCAGCCGGCCGGGCGCTCGTCGCAGATGCGGGCGTGCTCGTTGTCGTCGCCGTTCACGGTCGAGAACAGCACCTTGCCGTCCGGGCACGCCTCGTCGAGGGCGCCGTAGACGCGGGTGGAGTGCTCGACGAACGCGAACTCGTCACCCAAAACGAAGTCGAACGTCGAGCCGCGCCCCGGGTTGTCGGTCTGCCCCTCGCCGATCACGACGGCGCCGTTCGCGGGGTTCTCGATCTTCGCCGGGTCACGGCTGAACGGCCGGTAGCGGAGCGCCGTCCGCGCCAGGTACGGGAGCGCCGCCCGGTCGAGCTTCCGCTCGATGTAGCGCACCCGCCCAAAAAGCGACTCCGGTGTTGAGCGGTCGCCGCCGTCGTCGATCTTGCCGCCCTTCGTGTGCATCGCAAGGCCGGTGACCTGATGGTGCAGGATCGCCCAGCAGACGAGGGCGGCGAACACCCACGTCTCGCCGATCTGCCGTGACTTCTCGATCGCGGTGTTCCGCCAGACAAGCTCGCCGGTACGCGTCAGATGGGCCAGGTCGACGGCCGCCTCGACCGTCTTCACCTGGTCGGGGAACAGGCGCATCCGCACCTGACGCAGCTTCCGGCCGGGGAGCTCGGTGCCGTCGTTCGCGAAGCGGGACGCGATCGAGACGAACGTGTTGATCCAGCCGACCGGGTCACGGGCCCAGCGTTCCGCCTGCGTCAGCTCGATCTCGCGTTCCTCCTGCGCGGCGAGCCGCAGCTCGACCTCGCGGGTGGCGGCGTCGACTGCGCGGGCGAGGACGCTGCTCACGAGAACACGTACCCACAGACGGGGCAGACCTCGTACGGCTTGCCGCCTTCGTCGTCGGGCTTGTCGAGGATGAAGCCCGCTTCAGCAAACGCGTGCGTGTAGAGCGCCCGCAGGATCATCTCGCCGCCGCCGTAGGTGTTCACCTCCGCCTCGCACAGCCCCCAGAGGCTGGACGGCCAGAGGTCGACCTGAGACGACTCCCGCCGCAGCTTGCGGATGTGCTGGAGCACCTCAGGGACGCGGTACTCGGTCGTCCTTCCGGTGTACATGATCCCGACCTTGCTCACGCTTCGCCTCCGCGAGCGCCGCCCGCCCCTCCGGCGTCGCCCGCAGGTGCCGCCAGAGAGCCGCGATCACGCCCGTCGGGAGACGCACTAGCTGGCCCACCGGGCGACTCTACGCCTGTGCCGTTGCAGTGGCCGCAGGTCACTGGAGTCGGGTGCCAGTTGACCCAGATGTTGCCGTGGCCGTGGCAGATCAGGCAGGCGCTCATCCGACGCGCTCGAATCCGCGGGTGCCCTCCGCCGGCTGCCGCTGCCGCCTACGCAGATCCACCGACGGGGCGTCGCCCTCAATCACCGTCGTGAGGGCGAGCGCGAACAGCACGCCGAGCACGAACACACCGACCGCTCGCAGCGCCCCGAAGTAGATCCCGAACACGACGATGCCGCCTGCGTAGAGCGAGCAGGCCGCGATCAGCGCGAGACGCAGGAACGGGTCACGAGTCATCGCGTCCACATGTGAACTTCGAGGAAGTCGCAGAGCCGCTGCGCCCAACGCCACCCCGTCGGATGCGTGCCGTTCCAGCCGGACCCCGCGAGGCCGCGCAGCCGAATCTCGAAACGGCTCATCGAACGTATCGTGAACGGCGGCCCGGTGTACCGAGGCAGCTCGGCGTTCTTCGCATCAGGCACGCGGCATCGGCCCGACCGGAACGCGCAACCAGAGCTGCCCGCAGCCGAAGTTGAAGATCGCGATCCAGACGCGCGGGCCGTCGTGATGCACCTTGGCGCGGACGCCCATCCAGCGGCCACGAGTCAGCAGGACGCTGATCCCGGCGCGGCGACCGAAGCGCCGCCATATCCACTCCTTGCGAGCGAGGTCCGGTTGTAGCTCTGCACGCTCACGCTGCCGCCCGGTCGAGCACGTCGGCGGCCCACTCGGCGAAGTCCACACCGGCCTGCTCCGCCGCCGCCTTCCACCGCTCCGCGCGTTCCGGCACGACCGCCAGGTGGAAGCGCACGTCGAGAGGCGCGTCGCCGGGAGGGAGCGCACGCGTCCCCCGCACCTGCTCGCGCAACTGCTCGCGGGTCAGCCCCTCCGCCTGCGCCCGCATCAGCCACGCCTCCTGCGCCCCACGGTCGAGTGACGCCACCTCGGCGTGGTGGGCGAACGAGAGCGCCCCCGTTCGTACCGCCGGCGGTACGTTTCGGCAGACCTGCGTGATGTTCTTCAGCGTCTGGGTCGCATAGCCGGTGATCGCCTCCGCCTCGTCGTAGGTCGACCCGTACGCCTTCTCGCCGACGCTCATCCAGTCGCCGATCCACCAGAGCGCCGCGTTGCCCATCCGGCCGAGCGAGCGGCCGATCTCCGACCACTCCCCGATCGACAAAGCGGACTCGAGGCCGAGGTCGAGGCTCGTCGACGTCGTCGTCACCCGCTCGCCGAGATGAAGCTCGAGCGCGGTGCCGCTCACGCCGCTAGCTCCCCTCGCTCGACTGCGACTCGAGCTCGTCGCGTAAGCGGGCGAGTTGCGCCGAGACCCACGGCCTCGACTTGCCGAGCTTCCTCGCGATCTCGGCGTTCGAGAGCCCAGCCGAAACCATCGAACCGATCGTCTGGGCTGTCGCGAGTGACTCCGACGACAGCGCCTGCCAGTCCACGCTCGCGAGCCGTTCCGGCGTCTTCGACCGGGTCGAGCTTGTCGAGTTGCGCGCCAATCGAAGCCTCCTCGTCTCGGATGAACGGGCGCGGGTCGAACACCTTCTTGTGGCCGTCGCGGCCGTTGACGGACCGCCAGTAGTCGACCAGGTCACGTGAGAGCTCCAGGTGCAGCCAGGCCCGGAACCCCTCGCTGTAGGGGTCATGCAACGGCCGGCCCCGCGAAGGGTCGTAGCCGGAGAGGACCTCGAAGACGCGGCCGAGCAGGAACGCGACGGCCTCGCCCATGTCGGCCAGCTCGAACGACACGTAGGCGCGCTTCGTCCGCGTCGTCGTGCGGACGACGGCGGCGCAGAGGTTCTCGACGTCGGCGACGACAACGGCCCGGTCTCGGCCATGCCCGGCGAGCGCGGGCACGTCGGAGCCGTGCAGCGTCCACACCTGAGGCAGGGTGCGCTCCAGGATCACGAGAACCACCTGATCGCGACCACGACGACCAGCACAGCCGCGGCCGCCGACCAGATCAGCCCCTGAACCTGCCCGTACAGGTGCGCGCTCACGCAGCGACCTGAGCTTCGATCGCGCCGATCCGCTCCCGCACCCGCTCCAGAAACGCCGGCACCGGCCAGCCGCCGGTGATCGCCTCGACCGAGATCGCCATCACCACGCCGAGAGCCTCCTGCAGCTCGACGAACGAGACTCGGTCGGTCGCCTCGCCGAGCAGCAGCTCGCACGTGCGGACGAGGCCAGGGATGTCCGCGAGACGCACGTCGAGGCTGCCGGCGGTGAGATGGTCGAACGCGGTCTCGATCGTGAGATCGGTGAGCGCGAGCATCGCCTTCGTCCGCTCGTCACGGCTGCGGACGATCCGCTCGGAGGTCCGGCGCAGGGCACGCGCTTCGATGTCGGCGAGGATGCCCTGCCAGTTGTCACGCTTGGCGATGAAGCGGACGCGCGCCTCGGAGATTCCGTACTCGCGCGCAACGGCAGCGAGACGGCGTGGGTGAGGGAGCGCCAGCCAGAAGTCGCGCGCAGCGATCCAGTCGGTCGGCGGTCGCTTGGGCTGGGTGGCGTCCACATCGGTGATGGGTGGATGCCGGGCGTTGGGGGCCGGGGCGCAGCTCGGTGTCGGCGCTGAGTATGCCTGAGTCGGCGGATTGCTGATCTCAGGAGCCGGTGGCGTTGCGGAGGTCGTGGGCGACTTCGAGCCAGCCGATGATCTCGTCCGCGGTCGCGCCATGGTCGGCGAGGTTTTCCTCGAGGACGTCGTCGGGGAGCCGGTAGCTGGTGTGGACGTAGCGTTCGGGCCACGTTGCGGGGTCGGGGTCTTCGCCGTTGCTGGGTGGCGGCTCGGTCGGGGTCGCGAGCGTTCCTTCGGTTTCGATGCGTTTGAGGAGCGAGACGGCGAAGCGGGCGTCGTGCTCGGTCGTGTCGCGGGTGCGGCGTAGCTCGTCTCGGACGTAGTCGAACGCGGCTTCGGGCACCTTGCCGACGAAGTTGCGAAGGGTGCGCTCGGTGTTCGTGTCGCGGTGGCGGAGCGTGCTGAGCAGCCGGATGACCGGGTCTTCGTTGGCGACCCATTCGTCGTTTTGATCGGCAGCAGCAGGTCTCTGCTCTTCTGCCTTTAGCAAACGGTCCGTAGTTAGAAGTACTTCTGGCTGGGTCCGCGCGCGCGCACGAGGGGAACCGGTTGGGGAACCAGGAGGGGAACCGGTTGGGGAACCGGTTTTTTGGCGTAACCGTGCGACTTCGGCGAGTACGACCTCCCGCTTTCCACCGACCTCGCGGTGCACCTCGTTCGCGGTCGCTTTCGGGTTCGATTCGAGGTACGCGGCGACCCTGTGGATAACGGTGTCGCCGTTGAACACCTGCCAGTCGTGCACGCTGAAGCCGTCCTCGGCCGGCTCGAGCAGCGTCAGCTTCTCGCAGCGCGCGAGGAACGCAGGCGTCGCGCCGCGGATGATCTCGCCGACCGCGGCGGGGACGTGCCCGCCGGTGCGGTAGCGGGCGCAGTAGAGCAGCACCTGGAGCCACGTCCAGCGGTCTCCGCGCGGAAGCTTGACGATCTTCGGGTGCGTGTCGAACCCGTCGTCAAGGCGAAGCGTCATCTCAGCCGCCCCCATCGAACTGCCCGATCTGTAGTTCGTCGACGACGATCTGCACATGGCGAGCGCAGGCGTCGGCGTTGCGGCGGACGTGGGCGGCGGGGGGGCCCCGGGGGGGGGGGCCCCCGGGGGGGGGGGGGGGGGGGGGGGC